AATTCATTATTGATATTGTACACATTTTGTGCAAAATCCACTGTAAGTTTGATTGATTCACCTTGTTCTCCCTTGGTACCAGTTGCATTAATGCCTGAATCTTTGTAAACTTTATTTACTTTATCCCATATCATCCAATGTCCATTGCCTCCTATATATGGCGGTTCATTTTCATTCTTTTCTTTCAAAACTTCTTCCAATGATTTTCCGCCTTGTACCTTGAAGTTACCAATGAATGAGTTTAAAGTTTTGGACATTACATTTAATCTAAACGGCTTTAACTCATACCGATTAATACCTTCATATTGACTGATTGAAGGTGCAAGTAATTCACTATCAAGGAATTGTGAATTATAAGCAGATATGATTATGGCTGATTGTCTTGTCTTATCCGTTGTATTACCAAGTTGACAGATTTCATCCTCCGCTTGTGGGAATGCATTTGATTTCACATCACAATCGGTTGCACTCAACGTAATCCAATGATAAAATTTTCCGCCTTCCTCGTGTGGTGTTTGAGATACTGCGACCACTTTGCGCCAATAGTATCTGTTATTGACGTTAAATTCTGAATCATATGCAGCGTTAAATGTCTGACATACTACTAAGTCATTGACAGCAAACATGTTACCAACTTTTGCAACATCATCTGATGCATGGAAGAAACACATGTAATTTCCCAAAACATTAACAACCTTGTATAACTTAGTATTTGCAGCCGTTACAATTGTCTGTCCCCTGCTTGATTTAATTTGGTCAATCATCAATTGGAAAAAATGCGCTGTACCGCTTACATTAAGATTCGATATACTTGCGTCACTTGCTTGTAATACGCTGGTACTCACTGACTTGCCCTGTATTTCAGTTCCAGTTACAAAATCGGATGTAATATTGCTAAATTCTCCTTTTTTTGATGTTATTATATCAGTTGTTACATTTTTTGAATTAACAGAATCCGTTGTAACTGCCTGACTTTCAACACTATGTGATGAAATGGTGTTTGCAGTCAATTCACCTATATTACCAGTATTAGCAGCAATTTTATTGCAAGTCACTGATTCTGAGGCGGTTATATTTTTAACGTTTGTGATGTCACCTTCAACATCTTGCGTTCCGTCATATAAATTTCCAAAAATATAATGTGGTGATAATGTAGTGGTTGAGTTGACTACAGTATTGTTGCCAACTACTCCTCCACCTTGATTATTACCTTTTTTCTTTTTTGAATAACTTTCAATTTTAATCATATCTGTCAATCTTTATATCTCTTTGAGTGTCAACGTATTTGAGTCATCCATGCAGTTATAACGTACCTTCATTATATGCATGTCTTTATTCAATGCCTTTATTTTATAAATATTTCTAAAGTCAAAATCATTTGAATCTAATAATGATACTTCATAAACTAATTTAGGTGTTGAATATTCTTGATAATAACTATTAATGTAATGTTCTTCCGCCTTGGCTGATTCATTGGTAACAGAATTATATATTGATGTAAGTGGCAATGATGTATTCATATTAATTACAGCATTTAGATTTACACCGTTATCAATATTCTTCGCAAGTGCTTCATCTGCAGTTAGTTGTGTAATGAATTTAAATGTAATATCATCTTTTTTATTTACATATTTTTCTGATTCAGCACTTTGATATATCAAATCGGAATCACCTTTATTTGTTGTTTTTCCATTGTCAGAAGCAATTTTACATTCAAATTCTTTAATAAAAATGTTCTGCACATGTGGAAGTAATGGCACTTCACCATTTTGGAATTTTCTTCTTCTGAACCAAGTTCTGTGTCGATAATACACTTGTTGATAAAGTGAACCATTGAAAGGTCCAAGAATTTTAAAACTAACTTTTCCAACCAAATTATCTTGTTTTATTATTGGAATTGCGGTACCTTCTTCATCGACATTCATGGTATAGTCAATGTTATTTTGCAAATCAAAATCTTGTCCTATTATTTTATCTCCAATTTTAGGATTGACGCCCAAAGACATTGTATGTGTCCATGTTGTTTTTCCTTCGTGCCATCCATCATCAAGATATTCATCATCTTCATACTTTAATTCATCCAAATTGATTGTAATATTGTAATGTTTCAGAAACTTCATTCCACCCTTCTTGATTTCTTCCTTGGACAACCACGCATAAACAGTGTCATCCTTGGCAGTTTGAAATGAATTGTATTTAACTTCAACACAATATTTGTCACCAATTTTCAGTTCACATTCAAGAATTGGGAATTTAGAAATTGTATCTAATTCTTTATCTTTCCCTTCAATTCTAACTTGTTTGAACTCAAATGAATGCAGTGCTTTTTCTTTTGTCCATGGTGTCAAACTTTGGTCGTTCTTGATGTAATCATTTTGTCCAATTTCATCAGTTGATGTTTTTGATGTGTACCACTTTCGAGTATAATATCGACCGTCACCATTCTTGTCACTGGGAACTGTTGAATATTTGACCACTTCATATTGTCTTATTAACTCATACATACCTGTCCTTATATTGGGATGAATACCATGATGAAGTTTAGGGTTATTCATCGTCTTCTTATCAACTGACTCATATACAATTGGTTGTAAATTAATTTTACCACTGAATACAAGGTAATTTGTTGTGACATCGTCAACTGGACTATAAACAGCACCGCTTGACTTACCAATATATTCAATCATGCCTGAATGTGATTTCAAATCTGATACGCTTGGGAATGATTCAGTTGGATTATCCTTTTCATTTCCGTTAACGCTGATAATCAAGTAGTTAGACATATCAATTTTATTGATAACGCTGTTATCGGTCGCTTTTGCGCCCTTTTCGACACTACCCATTGACATTAGGCAAGGTGTCAGCGGATTATCATAAAGATATTTTGCGACCTTCCATTGATTGATATATTGGTTATTTTCTTTCTCATATATTGATGTAAGTGGCTGATTATTAGGTAATTTCAACACCCAATTCTTCGATTCCATTACCTGCATATACCAATCTGTTTCATTGTAGGCATCGTATGTTGTTGACTGACCCCTCACACCTGCCATGAATGCATCCCACGCTGAATTGCCTTCACCAGCAGAAGAAAATTCAGTCATATATAACTGCTTTGACTTGTACAATGAAAATAACGAATCATCATCAAGTGGTGATTCAATTATAGTATCTTGTTTCTTTAGTTCATCAGTCAATATCAATTGATTATTTACATCTGCAATTGAGATATTTCCGTCATCACTTGCATACATTTCTTCCGTAAGTGTCTGACTTAAAGGTGTTTCCGTCTTTTCTTCACTTGATAATAAGTCGTACCATTTTGTGTTTTTTCTCTTTAAATTGTCCCAGTCAAAAATGTAATAGTCACATCCAATCTGCATTATGTGCAAATTGAGATATTGTAATATTTCCTTTAATATGTCTTCGTCACTCATCACATCATCACAATCATCACCAATCAGATAAGATTCACTTATACCTATATTCTTGAATACGTCCTTAACTGATTGACTATCAATGCCTTTACTTCCATCAAACCATATATGTGATTTCTTATTTTTGATTTTATCAAGATTCAATAAATCCTTGAATATTGAAGAAACCAATATATCTTCGAATGATATAGTATTTGCATCAATTTTGAAAGAATCATATTTTGCTTTTGTAGTGATTCCTTTATATTTGTAATTCTCCAATGTCGACAAAGCATCCACGCAATTCACTGTAAATGAATCATATACAGATGCAAATGGCTGTGTGAAAGTTGCAGGTTCAATGTATCCGCAAAAGAAAGGTACATTATTCTTATATATCGTTACGCTGATACTTCTTGCATTGCTACCAAACAGCAAATGTCCCACGTAACTGTCTGATACTAAGTTAATTGTTGCGGATGTCTTAATGATTGTATCAAATGTATCATTGGTATTCGTTTCAACGCTTAATGCATCAGAAGCGAAGAATAAACCTTCTTCGCCTATGACCTTTATATCTTTTGTTGCATCACCGTCTGTTATAACTACTTGATAATCAACATCTTTTATTGATTTGAAATTACCGCTAATATACATATCTTTCCTTTCTATCTTTATCTAATTCCAGTATTTACGCCTGATTTTCCTTTAATCTTTGAATAGTTAGACATTGCCAAATATAGGTCACTGCCTTTCACTCTTACTGTTGAAGTTACATTGCCACCGCCAACATTGCCAGAATCAAGTATGTTGAACAGGTGACTTTGCTGATTTTTATTCAAAACCATTTCACCGACATTTGCACGAATTAGTCCCATGTCACCGCTTGGTGTTCCATTGCCACCAATCACACCACCATTTGCAAATCCTTGAACAGTTGAAATTGTAGTTGCAAGTGTTGCAAGTCCTGCAACTGCAAACGCAATCCAACCAATCGGTCCCATTGATGAAGTTTCTGGTGATGCCATCATTTGAGCAAATGATAATACCAACTGTCCGACTGCTGTCATGATGGCTGCTGCTTTGGCTGCTTCGCCACCTCCTGCAATTGCTGCAAGACCTTGACCCATTACTTGCAGACCAGCACCTGCAGCCATACCATCTTTCTCAAGGTCAGTTAATTCACGGCCATACGTATCAACTTGTGCTTGTGGGTCAGACAGTAATTTTGTTATTTTTGTAAAATTTTCAATTAATCCTTTGAAGTGATTAAAATCTTGAGATTGGAACGAATCGAGTGCGCCTTTAAAATCTTCAACCTTTTTACTTGCTGCCTCTAATTTTTTGAAATCTTTTAAAGTTTCGTTTAACTTGTTGCCTAATCTGTCAAGTGCTTTTTCCTCCTTGGTAAAGTCAAGACCCAAATCTTTTTTCTCATTCAGTGCCTTCTCCAAATCATCCATTTGTGATTTGACTGCTTGGATTTTGTCGGTTAAATGATTTTTTGCGTTATCCTTATCATCTTGATTATCAATGATTTGTTCAGATTTTGTTTTCTTTCCGTAATTGTCAGAATTTAATGCCTTTTCGCTTGCTTCATTTGCCTTCTTGATTGCTTCTTCTCTCTTCTTGATTGCTTCTTCTGCTGACTTAGTTGCATCATCTTCCGCTTTCTTCGCATCATTAACTTTCTGGATATATTCTTGAAGTTGAGAATTTAATTCATTACGTTTATTCTTTAAATTCGTAATTGCTTTACCTTCAGCAGAATACACATCAATTAATGAATCATACGCTTTGATTCTGTCCTTTAATTCATCACCAACATTGTCGTAATATCCAGTATTCTTTTTATTTTGAATTTCTTTTGAAACCTTTTCAAACTTAACTTCTGCCTCCTTGATTCTATCTGCAGATGTTTTGACCTTCTTTTCCTTCTTGGCTTTGACTTTTTTCTTCTTTTTCTTCTTCTTTCCATCGTCTCCACCATCATCTTTTATTACTGGTTTTGGTGTCGATGTTACCGCTGGTTGTGGTTTTTTGTCTTCCTTTTTTTGTGCTGGTTTTTTATCAATTCCTGCTTCTTTTATTTTTTTGTCAAGAAATTTATTATACCATTGATACGCTTCTTTTATAACATTTGTTAACGCTACAAACTTTTGTGTCACCCATCCTATAACGCCATAAAGTGAGTTCATAAACACCTTTAAAGCACCAAACGAATTACCAGCAGAAGTGATGTAATGAACGCCCAACTTGAACGCCTTGGACATAATTGACCATTGGGTTGTAACTATATCAATGACATTACGAATTAATGCCAGTGCGCCCTTAAAGTAATCTGTCTGCGTGAATGCCTTGATGATTGCAGAAGTAAAATCAATTATGGTGCTGACAAAGTCAATCACAAATCCATCTACTGTTGCAATGTAATTTCCAAATGATTCAAATATCCCTGACCCTCCAATTACTTCTGTAACTACCTGTACAACAGTATCATACAAGTTTCCAAGTGAATCAAAAAGATTTGAAACACCATCTTTCAGATAACCAATTGACTCACCAAATGCACCAAATGATTCATTAATTGAGTCGGAAGGATTAACCAGTGCATCAATTGCACTTGAAAGAAATTCAAACACTTGAACCAATCCTTGCGCTGCCTCCTTTACCATTGGCAATAATGACGTACCGATATTTGCCAATGTGTTGTTCGCTGCCTCCCCCAAATTACTCATTACGCCCTCAAATGTTGATGATGAATTGATTGCGGATTGATAGAACAGACCACCAGCGGATGTTGCATCGGTAAGGGCTTTGTTAATGTCTTCAATCTTGACCTTGCCTTCTCCTACCATCTTGTTGAATTTTCCGACAGAAACACCCATTGATTCAGCGATTTGATTCACGCCAAAACCAGCGTTTGCCATCTGATTCAAGTCCTGCTTCATGACCTTACCGCTTGCAGCCATCTGACCATAAGCCAACGCAAGTGCATTCAAATGTTCCTTGTTACCCATGGCAATGTCGCCAAGTTGCTTCATCACTGGCATTACCTTCTCTTGTGCGACACCATAACCAAGCATGGTTGTCGCTGCCTTGGCAAGACCTTCCGTATCGTAAGGCGTTGATTGTCCATACGATTGTAATTTTTTTCGAAGCGCAACACCTTTATCCATGGAACCCAGCAAGGTACCCAAATTAGTGTCGAGTGTTTCCAATTCTGATGCTGACTTTACAGATGCCACACCAATTCCAGCAATGGCACCACCAATCAGTCCGATTGCACCAATCGGTGTCGCCAACTCAGCAAGGGCAGAAGTAGATACGCCAATCTTGGAAGTGAATGAATCGAGAAGACCAGTTGCATCCTTGATACCAATATGCACCTTCTTCATATCACCGCTATTCTGCAGGCGGTCAAGTGCTGCCTTCGCTCTATTTACACCGCTTTCTAACTGTCCAGTTTCAATTGAAAGTTCTGCGACATATCTACCATTTGCCATTGTCTATTTGTGTTTTTCTTGTTATTATTTTTCTTCAATCAATCCATTCTTGATGTATTCTTCTTTATGTTGGATTGCTTCATTTTTCATCTTTTCAATATATTCTTTTGTCAGTTCTACTTTCTTGACATTTCTAACCAATTGATTATCAGCATCATCCCATGGCAGTGACATTATGTCAGTTACCTTTAAGTGTTTAGTTGATTGTGATTGACATACAGCGTACATTATATTGCGTGTCCGCTCCCAATCTCCTTTAACCTTTAGGTGTAAATTGGATAATATCGGATAAAGTTCATACGGCTGCATAACATCAAGGTAATAGTTGAATGATACACAACCGTATTCCAAACATAACTTAATCATTAAATCAGTATATGTGTATTCAACTACTTCTTCACCTTTTTTTTTGCATCTTCACCACCAAACTGACCATTGAATGACATTGATGAAGTCAACCATGTTTGGAAGTCAGTGATTGCAGTTGGATTATCATCAAGCCAATTCATGTAATCATCCCAATCTACTTGCTGAGGATTGGCACTGGCACTAATTACTGAGAAGAAGTAAACTATTACATCAGTGATTGTTTCTGGCTTGAATGATTTCTTAGTCATTGCCTCATAGATTATCAAACTTCTAAATGAGTTTTTCAAAGTAATCTCTAAATCTTTAATTTTAACTTTCATATTAATCTTTTTTTAATCTTTATTTATACTATATATAAATAGTATATAAATTAAAAAAAGAGAAAAGATTTAATCAACCTTTTCTCTTAAATTTCGTAACTTCTTAATAGTTAGACACTTGGTGTTCCATTGCCCTTGGTCAAAGGCCCAACGCCGTTGAACTTAACTGTATATGTTGCAACAGCACCGTTATTGGCACTCAATGAAAGCGATGTGATAACTGCCTTGCCACCGTACATGTTATTGCTTGCCTTCCAACCTGCTGTTGGTACAACCAAACCATCCTCATCTGGCGCTTTAATTGCTGCACCATTTGCAACAGTGGCAAATACAAGGTCAATTGGCAAGTTCTTAACCATGCAATCAACCAACTTGTTATAATCATCCAAGGTAAAGAGGTCATCAGATGATGCAGTCCATGATATCTTGCCCAATCTTGATGCACTCCAACGTCCGTGGTCCTTTGATGAAATATCAACAGCATCAGCAGACATTTCAACACTTAAATTCGTAGCCATTGCGAGACAACTGCCTGATACCCAGAGTTGTACGTTCTCGCCCATTATTATTTTGCTCATTTTTATAAAATTTTATAAAGATTATT